CATGCATGCAGCCTGCAAGGAATATGGCATTCCACCGGAGCGAACGCCCTACGTGCTGGCCGGCAATTTCCCTATGTCGCCCGATGCCGCAACCACCCTAAAGGAGGATATCGACGCGCTCGGCCTCAATCCAGTAATGATCATCGCCGACACCGCCGCAGCCTATTTCCCCGGGGACGACGATAACAGCAACGTCCAGATGGGAGAGTATGCCCGCACCATGAGGACCCTGAGCCGGTGCAAAGGCAGTCCGGCAATCGTTGTGCTGGCGCACCCCATCAAGAACCCGGACCGGGAGAACATGCTACCACGGGGCGGGGGGGCCTTCCTGAACGAACTTGACGGCAACCTGACCCTCTGGTCAGACCAGATGGGCGAAAGCACCACCATGCATTGGCAGGGGAAACTGCGCGGCGCGGACTTCGATCCCATCCCATTCATCCTGCGGCCCGTCCGTATTCCCGGCCTAGTAGATGCCAAAAAGCGCCCCCTAGTGTCCGTGATAGCGGACCTGCAATCGCCCGAAAGCGCGACAAATAGCGCCCTGCAAGCCCTGAGCGATGAGAACGTGGTTCTGTTCTGGCTTAACCAACGGCCAGGGATTTCCATTGCCGACATCGCCAGAGAGGCCGGCTGGGTGAATGATCGCGACGAGCCGCTGAAGGCCAAAGTCCATCGGTGCCTCGAACGCCTCAAAGCCGACAGGCTAGTCAGACTGTATCGGCGAAAGTGGGTGATCACAGCCGCCGGCAGGGCCGAACTCGGAGGGGAAAATGATGACGACTGAGCGACGCAAATGGGTGATTACCCAAGCTGGGGAAACTGCATTATTTGAACCGCAACGGGAACGATGGGAAATCGGCAATAAGTCGAGCAATTACAACGACTTGACTCGAAAAGATGGGGCTAGATGGGTTTGAAAAGATCGTTGCGACGGTCGCATCTCTTTGGCGGAACTCCTAGAGAAAGGCCACGCTCAGCCATACCCCCGGAGACCTATCTTTCATTACGGTGTTGAATGTCTCCGACACTATTTAGCCTATCGTTGCGAAAACCGCACGCGCTAAGTCATTGTTATATAAAAGAAAGATGTGACTCGTTGCTGAGACGACACGGCCCTAAGAGAGAGCAGATAGATTGCTCTCTTTCTTAGGGGTCCCCATGTGCACGTATATACAGGAGATGGAAGCACACCAATGACCACCCTCACCCACCACCCCGAATGCGAGTTCTGGCACGACTACACCAACCGGGATTGCTCCTGCGGCCTCGTCCAGCCCAGACCAGAATGGTCCAGCCTGGCGCCGTGGACCGTCGAGGCCATGGACGAATGGCGGGCAGCCGTCCGGGCAAAGCAGGAGAAAAACGGTGCTTGACGCAACCACCATGCCGGTTATACAACCCAACCAGCACGATGTCGGGGCACCTCGATCCTCCCCAATGTCGTGCGGTAGCCGTTGGTTCTGCGCCTGGGTCCACGAGGACGAAGAACACCGCGCAGTCCAGCATCTCAACCGCCAGGCGTTCCAGACCTACCTCCCGCTTCACGTGGAGCGTAGGTCAATCCTCCTTCCGCTTTTCCCCGGTTACCTGTTCATCCGCTTCGACCCAGACGTGGACCAATGGGGGAAAATCCGCTCCACCAGAGGCGTTGGTGGCCTCATCCGGCACGGCACCACCCGACCCACAGCCATCCAGCCAGGAGTCATCGAGGACTTGATCGCCAGAACCTCCCCCCGCGGCGTAGTGGATGACATGGGCGACGCGCCGCCTGTGGGCCTCGCTGGCGGCGGGCGGCAGACGTGGCGGAACCTAGGGGCGCTCAGTCGCTCCGACCGCCTAGCGGTGCTCTACAGGCTGTTTGGGGCTGGGGCGATGGAGAGCGAGGTATGAGCTTCTTCACCGATTTGATGGAAGATGTGGCAAGGCATGCCCGTGTTGCGCGGGCGACGCGTGACTGCCCGCTGGATATCCTGGTCACAAAGCGAGAGGCGGCGATCGATGAAGTCGCCGCACTGCAAGCGTTCATCGCCCGCGCCGATCAGGAGATCGCACGCAGGAACGCGGAGAGCGAGGGGTGATTGACCAGGCGGCATGGTAGAGAAAGTCGCCGAGGCTATGTGGAACAAGCGCCTGGCAGGATATGCCGTGGAGAGCAAGGGATGAGCGTGTGGCCGCCAGTCAGCGATGACGAACTGGTTCCATCCGATGATGGTATAATTTACATGCCAAACCTGCAACGCCAACTGATCGGCCTGAAAAAGTTACTCCAGGCCGATCTTACAGTGCGCGAGAGTGGCGGAGAGATCGACCGCGAGGTGGACGACACCCAGGCCGAGCTGGCCCAGCGGTGGCTTTATGGTGGACCGCCAATGAAGCCCGATGGGATGACTGACGAAGAATGGGAGTTTTGGCGCAGGCCAGAATGGACGCCAGAGGAAATTGCTAGAATCAGGGTGGTGCGCATCTAATGTCAGGCCGTGGCCGCCCCTCGCTATACACCGAGGAGATCGCCGACGAGATTTGCCGCAGGCTTGAGGCCGGGGAGAGCCTCAATGCGATCTGTGGCGACGCTCACATGCCTTCGGAACGGACCGTCAGGGACTGGGATCGTGAGGATCGCAACGGGTTTTCCCCGAAATACGCGTCTGCTAGGGAGGCTGGCTATCTCAAATTAGCCGATGAACTAATTGATATCGCTGACAATGGTAGCAACGATTGGATGAAGCGCCAGCGTGATGACGGTTCAACTGAACTGGTGCTGGACCATGAGCACGTCACACGGTCTAGGCTGCGCGTAGATACGAGGAAATGGGTTCTCTCAAAGATGCTGCCGAAGGTGTTTGGCGAGCATCTCCAGATCGACGCCAACGTGCGCGCCTCGGTCATCACCGCTGAGCCGCTGAGCGAGGACGAGTGGCAGGCGCAGCATACGAAGGCTAAGGAATGAATGCCGCTCGACGATACCTCACCGGCCGTAGCCTGGCGCCCACAGCGCGGACCGCAGCATAGCCTAGTCACATGCCCGCATCCCGAAATCTTATTCGGTGGTGCGCGCGGCGGCGGCAAAACAGACGGCGTGCTTGGTAAGTTCGCGCTGAAGGAAATGCGTTACGGGCGCGGCTTCAATGCGGTGTTCTTTCGTCGCGAGATGCCGCAAGCTGACGACCTGATCGAGCGCGCCAAGGAAATCTATCTGCCGACTGGCGCTGAGTGGCGTGAGCAGAGTAAGCAATTCCTGATGCCGCACGGCGGTCGTATTCGTTTCCGCCCGCTCTATAACGTGGCCGACGCGCAGAAGTATCAGGGCCAGAACCTTAGCGATGCTGCGGTTGAGGAGGCGGGCAACTACCCACTGCCAAGTCCGATCGACATGCTGTTCGGAGCGTTGCGGTCGAAGGCCGGCGTGCCAATTCAGATGATCCTTACGGCGAACCCAGGTGGGAGCGGCCAACAGTGGATCAAGATGCGCTACATCGATCCGTGCCCGACCGGCATGGAGCCGATCAAGCGCATGAGGGCAGACGGCACGCCGCTAAAGCACCGGGCGATATTCATTCCGTCACGATTGCAAGATAATCGGCTGCTGCTGCTGTCCGATCCGGACTACGAGGACAGATTGCACCTCTCAGGGTCTGTCGAGCTGGTGCGGGCATGGTTGCTTGGCGATTGGAACGTAGTTGCTGGCGCGTTCTTCCCCGAGTTCCGGCTTGACCGCCATGTGATCCAGCCGTTCGCGATCCCGACGCACTGGTCACGGTTCAGGTCATTCGATTGGGGGTCAGCGCATCCGTTCTCCGTCGGATGGTGGGCAGTCAGCGATGGCAGTGTGCAAGGCATCGCCCGAGGCTGTCTGATTCGGTATCGCGAGTGGTATGGGATGCATCCGAACCAGCCAAACGTGGGGCTGCGGATGACGGCAGAGGACATTGCGCTGGGGATCAAGGCACGTGAGGCTGGCGATCCGTCGATGATCGGGGTGGCTGATCCGGCGATCTTCACCGAGGACGGCGGCCCGTCGATTGCCCAGCGGATGACAAGCAGGGGCGTGGTGTTCAGTCCGGCTGATAACAAGCGAGTGCCGCAGCGGGGAGCCATTGGTGGCTGGGACCAGTTGCGCGCCAGGTTGCAGGGCGACGGCGATGGCAAACCGATGATGCTGCTGTTCTCGACGTGTCGCGATCTGATCCGCACGCTACCGGCATTGCAGCACGACGTGATGCGGCCGGAGGACCTCGACACTGAGGGCGAGGATCATGCGGCCGATGAGACGCGCTACGCCTGTATGTCGCGGCCCTGGGTGCGGGATGTGAAGGTGACGAAGCCGGTCGATAGCTGGGAGCGTGCGTTCAACCGCAGCAGCGGCGGTGAGGTCGAGGGATGGAGAGTGGCGTGAGCGATGCGGTCGAGCGGCGTAGGGCTCAGCAGCGTGAATACCGCGCACGGAAGCTGGCAGAGAGGAATTCACCAGAGGCTAAGGCTAGACAAGCTGAATGGGAACAGCGGCTGGCAGACATAGGGCAGGCTGCAATCGAACGGCGTGAGAATATGCCGGACGAGTTGCGCATTATCGGGAGAACTTGAGGCAGTTCATCGCAGGGTGCTCTGCAATCTTTCCGTCTGCGGCGCGTCGCTGAAGAACCTGAATCAGGCGGTCGCAGCCGTGGGTGTCGTTGCATACCACTTGTAAAGCGTATTCTCTGCCCACTGCCAACATTCTTCGCATGGTTCTGTGCATTTGGCTTTCTTCTGCTGGCGGCGCCGACACCACCAAAGGGCTTGTTCGCGTACCTTCGCTGGTGTGATTTCCTCAGATGAATGGGTCATAGTTGTCCTATAGCGCATCCACTGCCGTCGCTGCTACACCGGATGCAGTTGATCCGTCCGCTAATGCGCCGGCCGGTCAGGCATACCCGCGCGATCTGGACGAGCTGCACACCCGCGCCGTCCGGTGGTTCGAGGAAGCCGAGCGCGGCACGATCGACGAGCGGCGGGAGAGTGAGCAGTGCCGCGACTATTACGACGGCTACCAGTGGTCCAAGGATGAGATGAACGCACTGCGGGAGCGCGGACAGCCGATCACGACCTACAACATGATATTCGACAAGGTGGAGACAATCTGCGGGCTGGAGCGCAAGGCGAGGACTGATCCCAAGGCGTTTCCACGCACGCCGCGGGAGGACGACAGGGCAGACGCTGCTACGCAGTCGCTGCGTTACATGGCGGACGAATCCAGGTTCTCCCTGATCCGCTCTGCGGTCTACGAGAATATGTGGATCGAGGGGTTCGGCGGCTGTGTAGTTGAACTCAAGGACGACCATATGGGCGGCGCCGATCCCAAGCCAGTCTGGGTGCCGTGGGATCGACTTTTCCGCGACCCGCACTCGCGGATGCTCGATTTTTCCGATGCTTTATACAAAGGCATCGTCATCTGGATGGATCGCGATCAGCTCGATGAGACATATGGCAAGGTAAAGCCGGACGTTTGCGCACAGTCGTTTGGTCCGATGGGCGGCACGTATGACGACCGGCCGGGGATCATCAACTGGCAGGACAGCACCCGCCAGCGGTGCCGGGTGATCGAGCTGCATTGGCAGGAGCGCGACGCTTGGTGGGAGATGACGTTCACCAAGGCTGGTATTCTCAGGGAGCCAATCGTTTCGCCGATTGAGGACCGCGACGGCAAGCCGGTGTGCAGGCTGCGGTTGCAGTCGGCTCGGGTGGATAGGGATAACAAGCGTTACGGTCCTGTGCGGCATCAGATCCCGAGGCAGGACGCGATCAACAAGCGGCACTCCAAGGCGCTGCATCTGTTGAGTGTGCGCCAAGTCATCACCGAGGAGGGGGCAGTGGATGACGTGGACGAGGCCCGCAAGCAGGTCGCCAAGCCTGATGGGGTGATCGTGGTCAATCCCGGCAGGCGGTTTGACATCGAGCAGACCGCGGACCTGGCAAATGGGCAGTTGAAGCTGCTTGAGTTCGCAACGCAGGAAATGCAGACGAGCGGCCCGAATGCCTCGATGATGGGGAACGACAGCCGCGAGCTGTCAGGCCGAGCCATCATCGCGCAGCAGGCTGGCGGCGTGATGCAGAACGAGCCGATGGCTGATGCGTTGAGATATTGGGCGCGGGATGTCTACGAAGTCTGCTGGATGGCTATCCGCAAATACTGGACCTCGGAAAAGTGGGTTCGGGTGACGGATGACCTGGGGTCAATCCGCTGGGTAGGCATCAATCGCCAAGTCACACTACGGGATGAGATCGCCGGCATGGAGCCAGAGCAGCAGCAGAATGCGATGCGGATGCTGCAACTGGTGCCGAACGATCCTCGGCTCGATCAGGTCATCAGGACCGAGAACGATATCAGCGATCTCGACGTGGACATCACGGTTGAGGAGGGGAACACCAGCCCGACGATCGCCGCGGAGCAGTTCCAGACGCTGGTGCAGATGTCGTCCATTCAGCCGGGGCTGATCCCTGGCGATGTGCTGATTGCCGCGTCGTCGCTGCCGAACAAGCAACAGCTCCTCGACCGCATGAAGGCTCATCAGGAGCAGCAGGCGGCGATGCAGGCCAAGCAGGCTCCTCTGATGCAGGCCAATGCTGAGGAGCCTGC